ATGCTTACAAGACCAACCAGCCTTGCCAACTGGTTGGGTACACAACCCAGCGTGGCTTACTCACTAAAGCATGGTTCCGTTGTCGTGATGGACGGACTTTCGCTCTTTCCAAAGAAGAACTCCTCTCATATGACCCTGATCTAAAGGTCTCCAAAACATACAAAAAACCCAAGAAATAATGTAGACTCTTCGCTGGTTCGAATATAGGGGAATAGCTATGAATGGGTTCAGCCGTTTTCTAATCACCTTTGTGGTGGTTCTTTTGTTCTTCACTGTTTCGAAGTGGGCTTCCGCTTGGGACCACACAGTCATCATGTCCCCATTCGAAGGGTCTACCTATACGGTCCCATTGCCACAAGGACGAGCGTGCATTTACGTCACAGACTGTACCGAGAACATCCTCACTCAGCCCACCGTCCCCTCCGCAGCCCCTCCCCCTCCCAGCCCTCCCCAAGAAGTTAGCGAAATCCCAACCCCCGGAGCTTACGGCTGGTCGTTTTTTGATCCGATAGACCGGACAGAGTGGGCTTTGGAGGTTAGTGCTACGGAGGAGTCAGACTCTACTAAAGCAGAGCTGTATAAGACAGAACACGCCATCGACGGAGATCCCAACACGATCTGGCACGCCCCTTGGGTGACGCCTACGGGATACCCACACTGGATTATCGTGGATATGAAGACCCAGCACTGGGTTGATGGGATGATTATTACGCCCCGTCCGTATGATGAGACCAAAGAATACACGGTCAAAAGCAATCCATCTGAGTACGAAGTCTGGGTGAGCAACGACAAGAATGCTTGGTCGCAGGTAGCCAGCGGCACACTAACGTACGAGCCTCTGGGTAGCCCCCAAAAGATTGAATTCCTCATTCCTAACCTAGTTCAATACGTCAAACTCGTAATACTGAACTCCACCGGAGAGACAGAGTCAGTGACCATCAGCGAGATTGAAATCACTGAATCGACCAAAGATCTGGTCATAACTGGAGGAGGAGTATCGTGACGGCAGCTTTTGATTTCTGGATTAATGTTACGCAGACGTTGTTGATCCTGCAGGCTGTTATTCTGCTATGGATGACAGACCTAGCCAGACGAGGTTTGTAATGCCCAGAGAACTGAACTGGCCGCAAGAAACTTATTATTGTGAAGAAGAACGAAGGGAACTGCTCCGGCGCAGAGACTTGGAGAGGCAATCGGAATCTGAGCAAAAGCGTACAAACGTACGCAGACGCAAGTCACTGGACGGAAGAGGAAGTCCTGATTCGCTACGAAGCTTGGATGACGTTTGTTATCGACAGGGCCACCGTAAACTTACCGCCACACTACAAAGCAAACTGGAAAGAAGATCTAGAGCAAGAAGCCCGCATCGCCTTGCTGTTGTGTTGGAGAGATTATCAGAAGCAGAAGGCACTGTGTAAATTCAGTACTTTCTCTTTTCTTCGTATCCGTGGCGCTGTAATCGACTACTTCCGTGATCGGAAGAGCGTTACGAACCCGACCCCCTATGCAACCTATGTCTCTGTAGATTTCTCAAACGAAGAGAGCAGAGTTATTTCTGGGCTGGAGCAGCAGTCTTTGGACCACCAGTTTGAACCCGCCTTGCACAATAGCATGGATCTTAACCACGCCATACAAGCTCTTGAAGTGTGGGAACGAAAACTGCTGGAACTCTATTACAGCAGAGATGAGACTCTGAAAGAGATTGGGGAACGGGCAGATGTTACAGAAGGCAGGGTGTGCCAGATACACGCCGAAGTCATAGCACGACTCCGGCGATGTATGGACACAGAACCAGACCTAGAGCTGATCTAAAATATCCTTTCGGCGTTGATAGCCCTGCCGGATAGAACGCACTCCGTCGTAAACGCTGACACCCGGCTTGTTCGGGTCCAGCTTCTTCTTGATTTTCTTTTTCTTGTTTATCGGTTTGGTAGTAGGTAGAGGGCGACGTAGCCCCTTCATTTCTTTCGGTTGCATAAGTCACTCCTCACACAGTAATCGGCAAAGCCGGTTGCAATTCCCCTTCACTTTTAGTTCGCGACAGCGTCTCTTACAGTCTTTTAACGTACCATTACCGGGGCAGCTGGAGGCATCACCGTCACGAACGAGGAAAAAGGGCCACCTTTCAAGCTGATCTCACTCTCGCGCCCCTCCGTGTCAGTGATCGTTGCAAAGACGTAATACTGATCGGCTGGGTAGTTATCCACGCTCCAGCTATGGTTACAGAAGATGTCAGTCTGGACTGGACCCTCTACCAGTGTCGCTGCTGTGAACAAATCACCCCCGGAATACAGCGTGACATCCGCATGATCCAGCTCTGCCTCTGTAATCGGTAGCTGCTCACCGTCTGCATTCGGAGCGCGAGTTGTCGGAGGGGTACAAGATGTGTTGTGTACCAGCCCCTGCCCCTTTTCATACTCAGGGCCTTCGGCCATGACACCGAATGAAACTAAACCAGAAACCAGAAAAATCAGTGTTGTTAAAACTACTACTCTACATGTATCAGTCATTACTACTCTCCTCCATTGGAAACCACGGTTTGCGTTTGCCCCCATAATACTCTCTCGCTAGTCCCTGCGCTAACATATATTCGCCTAAAGAATCCCCATCAACATAAATAGACCCCAGAACACGACCAGCGTACTTGCCATATACAACATTATCCACCGACACAATTCCCGCTTTGAGAAACTCCTCTGCTGTTCTGGTTGCGGCGATTCCAAGCTCTTTTTCCTTTTTGTTTCGTGTCCTTGTCTCTGGGGTGTCAATCCCAAACTCTCTGACGGAAATGAGCACACGAGTGCTGGGCCATGTGCGAATATAAAGCAATGCGGTGTCGCCATCTTTTGCTCTAACCAGTTCTGCTGCGTACGGTCCATAAACAATCCCACTATTTGGTAAAACAATCATTGGTCATAATACTCCGGAAGTTCTTTGATAATGTTAGATGCCAGTTTCTCTTCCGGAGTCATCCAAGAGCGACTTGCCCCAAGACGTACACCTGTATAAATAAGCTCTGCCAGTTCCTGTGAAACTCCTGCGTGCAAGTGGACTTCCATCATAGCTAGGTCTGCATCCTTGCGTGTGAATGAATCGCTGACTATAACCAGTTGCGAGCTGTCTCTGTGCCATGAGTACAACGCATCATGTAAGGCGAATCCCCAATCTGCAGCAGTTCCCATTGGTGGCACAAATGCCCACAGTGCCTGCGGTACGGAGCCACCATCGAATACGAATCCGCGCTTAATTGTGACGAGACGTCCGTCATTAAGGAGGAATTTAATAAGACGCAGAATAAACCAGTGAGTATCATCTTCCTTTCTTATTTCCAGTTTGCCAGTTATTTTGCTCATTTCTTAGGACAGAAAATCGCACACATAAATTTCCAAAACTGCGAGCTAATCCAAACCCAGATTCGGATCAGCCCGCGAGCTATAGGATTACTTCTTGTTTGGGACAACGTACTGGGCAACGTAAGTTGCGAACCCGGCGAATGCAATACCGACTTCTGCCGGAATCGTTACGCCGCCAAATTCTCCTACGCCCCATGCAACCATGGTTGATAAGAAGGTCATTGCACCACCAACATTAACTTTGCGTTCTGGTGCGTAGGTCTTCACTTCGTCGTTCATAATTTATACCTCTGCTGTCCCACTCTCCATTTCACGAGCCAGTTCTTGAGCACGAATGCCTACCTGTCTCGCCCATTTGCTCTTCAACATATTACGAGCTGCTAGATCATACTGTCCTTCTTCGATATACCCAATAGTATTTCTGAACTGGTTGAATGTGGGTACGCCCATATTGAAAGCCATATTTATAACTACTTCTCTGCGAACACTGTCCAAACTGTCGAACCAGAAATACTTCTTTTTTAATTCTTCAATAGTGTCCTGAATATCGTTGTGCAGTAAGTACAGTGCTTCTTCTTCGCTTATGCCCCGGTCACTGAGATTGCGCCCGTACCCAATCGTGAGTTTCCCAACACTGTCTTTATAAATCTTGTGGTACCCATCTCGAAACACGCGCCCCTCGTGCCTCTTAAAATCCTCAACCATACGTTCAAAACTCATACCCCAAGTCTCCTTATCTGCTGTTGCAAGTTGTTTATTTCTTGCTCTTCGAAGGGGGTTAAATCCCGGTCTTCGTACTTGGCTTTCCCACGGATACGGTCAATACGATCTTGTAATTCCCAACTGCGCTGTTGTTTTACAGCGTTTTCGAATGTCTCTTGCTTGACGTAACGGGTATCCCCTACGTACAGAGCACCAGTTCCCGCCCCGCCAATTAAGACGGTTATGATTGCTTCTTTGATCATTCAGAATTTATTTCGTGTGATACAGCGTTGATCTTGTCGTAGATAATCACTGTGGCACCGATACCTGAAACCAGAATACTAGCTGCTAGTCCCATGGCTATGATGAGTGCTCTGGGAGTTACGACCTCATGCTTCTTTGCGTAATTCTCTCCGACTTCTTTGCGAACTGATGCCTGACATGCAGCCAGCTTGTTACTGACCATTTCTGGAATGCGGTACACGTTCCCGCTGATTTCATCCAGTCTTGCATGGATACCAGCTTCTTCTCGGGCTGATCGTCCTAGGAATTCTACAGACGCCTGTTCAAAGTTGTGCTGTTGCTGCTCCAGAATACCGAGTCGTACTGAGTGTTCATCGACTCGTTGATCCAGTTCCTTCAGCTCGGCGTGGATTGTTTCCTCGGACATTACGGCTCCTTAAACTAAGTTTGCATAAACCTTAAATTTAGAGATGTCAGATTTCCACGAACCTGTAGGAAGTACAACGTGCGCTTGCACCTTCCAGTTCCCAACTGGTGTGAGGTCATCCAAAATCGTTACGTATTGCAAAATTCCATCTGTGCCATCCGTTTTGTGCACTGCCGTTTTTGTCAGGGTTGTACCGTCTGCTTTCTCGAAGAGAATGTACATCTCTGAAGCAGCAGAGATATCAACAATAGCATCCCCATCTTGCAGGGTAACCTCAAAGATGGTTCCGATGTCTCCTTCATGTATCTCTCGTGCTGCCATGTTATAACTCCACAGAATGTTGTGAATCAGTATCTATAAAATTACTACCCGTATAAACCTGATCTATATATCCAGTCACTGGTTCCAATTGATGGATATACAATCTATGCGGTTCGATTTGGTGGATGGACTGAGTACTGTCCGCCACCTGATCGATATGTGCTGTTATCTCTATAATATCAGGCATAACTAATCACCGCTCTAATGGAAATGCGATCATTTTTTGGATTTTGAGACTGAACCGAACAATTTCTTGCCACGCAGCCGCTCCAAAGTTATAAAGTAAACCAAGTCCAAAACTGTAGACCGGTCGCCCCATTCCTAACCTGTTCATTGCGGTGTGATGTCGCTCAGATCAGAGTTAGTGTCGAATACATAGAGTGGGGTCAGATCATCGCTATCATAGATCGTAATCGTACTACCTACCTTGTCCCACACTCTGCGGTTGTAATGTGCTTGTTCGATCTTGACTAAACGATCATGTTGCTCAGGCGTCAGCCCAGACCCGCTGGTGACTGCTTGCAAACCAGCTGAGTTCGATACAGATAGAGACACGCTGTTATATGTACGAACGTCTAGAATATTGTGATTGGCGCTGTTGTCAGCGATAACTGAGTAGATTCCGTCTTCAAAGGTTATGAAATACGGAGCGATGATTGTGAACTTACGAGCATACACAACGCCGGAGAGTGTCTCCTGCGTTGAGTGAATGTGTGTTTTGGGCCAAGGACGACCGTCAAGGTCGTCCTCAAGATCCCGTAGCTCTAACCTCAGAGCATTAACATCCAGCCCCCGAATCTCTGGGGAAGCTTGGAGCAGGGTCATACCTGTCCGAGAGATAGTAATCTCCCCAGAGATCCAGTTTACTGAAGCAACGATTGCCATTAGGCGTCACTATTTCGAACCGCACCCACTTCGAAACCAGTAGCGCCGAAGGTTGCCGTAGCTGGGAATGGTTTGATGGGGCCATTCTTAACAGCGTCGTAACCGTTCTTGACTACGATAGCCACCTGCGTGTTACTGGCACCCTTAACTGCGGTATAGGAAACTTCTGTACCAGAAGTGACTTCCTCGTCAACGAAAGCCCGCATACAGTTGTTACCAATGGCAGCTGCACTGGGAGCAGTACCGACCAGTGTGTACGTCAAACCAGAGTATGATGCGTACTCAATCAGGTCGTAGTTTCCATCACTGTCACGCTCAATCCGCAGGAACCCCGCAGCTGGAGTGTTATCAGGAATAGCAGTCACGACTGCCGTGGTGGACACACCTGAAACCAGTGCTGTGGTTAAAGTCGCTTCTGCAAATGTTGGCAGGGCGTCTCCGTTGGCATCAGTAGCGACACCGTTCCATGGGTAGATCGTAACAGTGTCACCGATTTCCAGCTTGGTAACCTTACCAGTCTGGTTATTCGGCGGCTGCTGCTGTACACCGGCCAAGTTGGTCAACAGGTCGCCAACGATAGCGTCAGTGCTATCCAGACCAATACCGAAGTTGGTTTGGAAATTCGTACCCGTGTAAACACCGACGAACTGGTTATTGATAGTACGGTTAGAAATCGTACCGTTCACAGCTACAGTGTTATTTGAAGTGACACCGTAGAGTAACTGACCATCAACAGGGTCAAGGCCAGTCAAGCCCTGCAGGTACAGATTACCTGTTGTGCCATCGTCATCTAGACCAAGTAACAGAGCAGAACCAGCATTGGTGTTCGATACAATAGTGCCAGTAGAACCGTCACCACCAGAGTCCAGACCAGTCATTGTTTCCGCTGCTCCGGGGGCTGGGTTGCCGTTCATATCGAATACGCAGGTACCAGTAGCACCAGCATCGTTCTGATAGATCAGGCGACCACGACTACCACCAGAGAACGTTACAACCTCACCAACAGTGAAGCTAGTTGTCTGCCCGGTATAAGTAACTGAGGTACCCCAGACCAACAACTCAGCTGCAGTCAGGTTAGCTGACTCAGTGTCGTAGGCAAAGTTCTTGTTAACACCCGTGAACAACTGAGCATTACGGGCGAACAGAGTTTCAGCAGTACCACGACGCTGGACGTACTTGGTACGCTCGTATGACTGCAGCGAACTGGCCGAGCCATAATCCAGTTTCAGGTAATACTCAGTTGCACCGTTACCATTGTTGTAATCGATGGTTGTGAAACCTTCAGTCAGTACGATGGTGTTGTACGGAGCACCCGCTACAGTTCCAACAGCAGTCAGGTTGTTACCGTCTGCGCTGGAGAACAATGCCAGAGCGGTGGTACCAGTAGACAGTGTAGTGCCACCCTCGAAGTACGAGTGACCGAACTCAAGCAGCTTACCCTTGATACGCTTACCGTCGATATCAACATCGTTTTCACGAGTCAGGATGAGCATACGAACGTTACCGTCGATGGAGTGCGGCATGAAAGCGTTGCCCCAGTAATCAGTAACAATGCTGTCGTCCTGAATCAGGACAGGCTGGGTGTCAGCATTCGGCGTCGTAACCTGCAGGTTCAAACCAGAGTACAATTCTGCAGTTCCGTTCTGCTGGATACTACCATCGTACATGTGCTGGGCAATGGTGTTGTCGATAACCATGTTGCTCAACAGACGAACAATCTTGTTCGTATCCTTACCAGAAGGAACCGGGTCGATACGAGACAGGTCGTCGTTACCGTAGATGTCTTCGTTATCGTTCAGGTCAGACAGCAGACGATGCATGTGCAATGGGGTGTAGGCACGGTCATGGATCACACCGTTTACAGTTCCGTCACCACCACTATCACCTGTGAAAGTATCGTTATCAGCAGGCAGACTAATGTCAACTGGGCTAATGAATCGAACAGACAATTCGCCCGACACACCTGCATCGGATTCAACTGTGATGACTTCACAAGTCTCACCACCACTGAAGGTAAGGATCTCCCCGGCTACTACGTTGGAAGTTTGTCCATCGAAGAAGAAGGAGTGAGTGGCCCCCAACGCAGGACCAGCCCACACCATGATGCCAGTTGATGGGACTGTGATGTCATCCCGCATATATGCGGGATACAACATTGGGTCAGGAGTTCCGACTGTATCTGCAGTTGTAGAACCCTGCGTCAACACGTCGTTATCAGAAGGAGCGGGCCCAGAGACGATTGCAACTTTCAGCTTTCCAGTAGCGCCGTCATCGAATACACCCACGATGAATCCAACACCTCCAGTCCACGTCAGGTTTGCGCCCTCTGCGACAAAAGGACCGGAAGCCTCGTTGTCGTAGTTAACGTTATAATAAGCAGTCATAGTAATAGTCCTCAGTCAGGTATTAATAAAGTAGAAACAGATAGACCGTTAGCTGAGTCTACCGTGCCGGTTATAGAGCCGGGAACATACACTGGCTCCTGAGACCCCTTTTTCACACTCCCAGACACGGGCTGATCTGATCCATAAGCCCGTGTATCTGAAATCACACCACTCGCATTTGTAAGCCCATCGATGATGACTGCAGTGGCTTTAATCGTACCAGTCGCGGGGGTTGTAGGAGTTCCCGAAACTGTGAACGTATAAGCATTAGCACCAGTTACTGTAATAGTCTTTATTCTGTTGTACTCATTTTGCACAGCGCCGTCGATTGCCACCTTCTGCCCAGTAACCATGCCATGCGCTGTATGGGCTACTGTAGCTGTAGAGCCAGACCGGGTGATGGTAACTGTCTCATTCCACGGAAATGGACCCGTGTTATCAGCGGCAGTCACTGTGACTGCTGCTCCCTCAACGACAGCATTAGTTTGCTGGTCCTTCACAGTTACAGTAAAAGTTGCTTGCCCACTGACTACTGTCACAGTAGCCCCAGCAGTTCTGATCGTTGGGGTGGAGTACCCGGAGCCCACGTTAATCGTCAGGGTTCCAGAGCCTACATTTACATAAATCGCTTCTGTACCGGCTGAACCATCAACAGTTGCGTAGGAAGTCAGATCCAGATAATTGTTCCAAGTCATAGCGCCAGTACCCAGCGAGGTCAGTTCAACTGCGTGGTTACTGCTGCCAATAAAGGTATTGTCCTGCAGGTCAGCGAGATCATCCGTCACGGCTGCGGCGCTGGAAGTAGCTACGGAACTCTTATCAATCAGACAATTATCAAGCGTTGCTGAGTTCAGAGTAATGGCAGCACACCCACGCCACGTCGCACCATCTGCTGTGCACGCAGCCCGGAGGGTAGTAATACCCAGACCTGTGAAAGTGCCACCCACGATATCGAACACTGTGCTGGCATTATTCACTACCAACCTGCCGGGGTTGTTCGTCCCCTGCGCAGTAATACTCACATTCGTCCAGTACACCTCAGTTGAGGCGTGATCTAAAATGATCTGCGTAAAGTCTGTCGTTGAATGAACTGTGTCTACAAGGGTAATGTTTACATCACTGTCATCAAAGTAAGCCAGTGTCGCCACCTTGGAATTGTTCTGCCCAATGACAAAGCGGCCCTGCAATTCGTAAGCTGATCCTACCTTGGTCAGTATGCCCCAGCGATTGTTTATACTGTCGTTCTGGGCGTTGAATCCTGCGAAGGTTGCCGGGGTTCCAGAGTCACCTGCGGTGATATACGCCCCGGTGCCGTAACGTATCGCGTCACAGCCGATATTAGAGCCTTTAACTGTTGCTAATGTCTTTAGGCCGAATCCGAAGTATGTGGGGGTCGCTCCGGGACTACCGTTCACTGTCCGGTAGGGGATACTGCCCGTGTTGGAAGTGGTCACATAGTCAACCACGTAACACTTAGCTACGCGGCCCGCCGCACCATAGGTATCGCTACCCTCGACGTGGAACTGCATGAAGTTGGCAGTGCTGGTGCCGATAATGACATACGCCCCACGAGTTGCGAGGTTGTCTGAGAGACCGGGGGTGGCGTTGAATCCCCATACAAAGATGTGTACTCCAGCGGCTACTGTGCCTGCGCCCGGAGTCTTGTTGACAGCGAGACCACGTTCCGCATTGGAGCACGGCTTATCCCAACAACCTGCTCCTTGCATGCCAAGGTCAGCACCAAAGGCTGGAGCGCCACCACCACCACCTGATATATTGAACGCAGTCCAGCCGGTGGACGCTGACTCAGCAAGGTCGATATCAGTCAGATCTTCTGTGTAACTGGGAGCAGCCATCTTATACTCGTTTCAATCTGGGGTTACGTTTCTTTGCAGCAGAAGACGCTTTGCGAGAAGATGCAGCCAGTATTGCCCCAGCTGACTTCCTGCTCAGTCCTTGTTTCTTTGCGATCTTGTTCTGAACGGATTTGAATCCGGGATGAGCAGCTCTCAATCCTTTTCCGCACGCCATATTCGTATCCTCCTAGTCGAACCACTTCCCAAAGACAGTCTGTCCGGGGAGTGCTTTTGTCACTGCTCCGGGCTGCATAGTAACCAGATCCGGAATGCTGGCTATGGTATCAAACGTAGCGGCCATACCACTAACTCCGTAACCACCCCATTTCAGGTCTTTGTGTATGTCCACACCTTGTTGGGCGTACCCAAGTAAACCCCCTCGAACAGCTCCATGCTGAATGTAATCCCCGGCAGACCAGTTGGCCTTGCGTGGGTCACCCGCAGAGCCATACTGAATCAGTTCTCGAAGTAGGTCTGCGGCGATCATCGCAGGAATGTAACTGAGCAACCCAATAAAAACTGCGTAGTTTCCTTCCATCGCTTCATGTCCTACACGCTTCAAGATTCGTTCGTGGAACGTATACATGAAGCTCTTCAGGTACTGAAAAAGCTGAAAATGTGGATCAGATCCCCATAGCGTACGCATAGAAGGGTTAGGTCGCAGAATCGCCTCATCTGTCCACTGCACCAGTGCTGACCGGATGCGGTCGTCACGGGCTACCTCTGCTTCACTGGCACGTAGTCTTTCCGCGTGTGAGAACACCCGCAGCGAGCCGTCCTTACGCAGCTTCACGTCGTCCTTGGTCAGGTTCAGCTCATTCATCCATCGCTGGGAATGCTTGCCGGGGCGCTGGGAGTGCTTGACGATGAACGCCTCGGCAGCTGCCAGTCCCATCAGGCGGGTAGTACGAGTCCATGCCTGCAGGCCGATCACCCGGAAGAACCCATCATTAAACTTCCTCAGCTTGCCTGTAAGGTGCATACCGTCGTAGCGCCACCCAAGGGCATCTGCGACCTGAGAATGCTCGATAATGCCCAGCATCTCGCCCAGATCGTTCAAATTCGTCTTGTTCCGCTGCATGAATGCCTTGGTAGCCCGGACAATGCTGCCCATCTCGCTTGAGCGGACTGCTATGCCCATTACATCAGCCAGTGAGGTCAGCGTAGACAGAGCGAGGTAACGCAGGTTCTGGTACACGATAGCCACGCCCATGGCTTTATTCAGCCCCGCGTTGATCGGAGAGAACTGATGCTCCGGTAGAGCCATGCCTGTCCACCTGTGGAGCCACTCAGCTGTGTGGCGTCCGTAAGTACCCATCGACGCCTTGACGTAGTTCACAGTCGCCTTACGCTGCATTGGGGTAGCGCCCTGTGTCTCTGCCTGCTGCAACAGGTTTTCTAAATTCTGCCCATTCTCACCAAAGCGACGGGTGTACTCTGCGTGCTTCACAGCCTGACTGATATACATACCGGTAACCTCACCGATATTGTTATTCAGGAAGGGGCGCATCTCGACGGGATCGACGAATTTGAACAGGCGCGGGTTATTAAACCGCATTACAGGTACCTGTCGGTCTTCCGATATCTCGAAGTCCATGGAACCTTCGGACATAGCACTGCGAACCATGTAGTCCACCATGGTGTCACTATCCAGCAAGTTCTCCGGCTGGGTTATGTTTAACGTAACTCCAGCGTCTTCATCCCGGTAGGACAGACTCCACTCCCCGGTCTTGGCCAGTTTCTTAAAGGCATCTTCCAGTGCTTTTTCACCCAACCCATCATATTGCTTAATCATCCACCGTTTATGCTGGCGGAAATTCATAAACGCAGCCAGATCTTCCCGCTTACTCTTGTACTTGTCCTGAGCCAAAACTGTACGGAACTCATCTGTCTTGGATGACAGAGCATCTTGATTCAGCATCCACGGGAAGTAATTCTTGATATGGGAGCGTGTATCCACACCAGCATCGCGCTGGTACTTACGCATCTCAGCAAACAGGTCACGCACCTGCTGGACTACACGCTGAACTCCCGGAGGAGCCTCGGACAGGGGCTTGGACTGGTACAGGTAATCCAGAGCCTCGTTACCGAACTTGGCATCCTTACCGTCGAAGATACGGCGCATACGGTTCTCAAACCGAACACCCAGTTGCTTACCAGCTTGAAAAGTGGGGTTGCCTCGCATCTCACCGGGTCTGTTATGGAACTGGTTGGCTATCTCAGATAATGCCGGGATCTCAAAAGCGTGGACGCGGTTATCCACAGTAAGGAACAACGGCCTGACTAGTTTCATCGCCAACTCGTAACTGGGCTGGAATGTCTCAATAACGTTCTCAGCGATAGAGTTAGGCAAGATCTTAGCTACAGCAGACCGATGTACAGCTGCATCGAATGGGGTCATGGACTGCTCAATAGCACGGAACAAATTTACAGCTCGCTCTGACTGCGCCACGATACCCATAACCTTGCGGAAGAACGTACGGATACGCTGGAAGATCGTATCCGTACGTGGTCCGAGATTAATAAGTCCTGCTCGCCATAACTGGTACATATAAGCGGTAGCGTCGAACGGGTTATCCAGTTGCTCCAGTGCCTGCCGGTCATGCTGGAACAGCGTACGCATCTGGTTTTGGACGTGCTTAGTCTTGGCCGCGTTAAACAGAACATTCGAAGTAGCTGACTTTACCCGCTCATCCAACAAGAACTCATAGAAAGCGTTATGAAAAACGTGACCATACGGATCTTGGTCTTCGAGCGTTGCCACGTAGACACCGTACTCTACATCTTCCTTGGTCATCAGGTCAGCCAGCTTGGCATCCGGAGCCAATTTCTTGATCAGTTCTATATCCTTCGTTGGTATTGGCAAACTGGCAGATGCAGCCATACCTACTTGTGGAGAGAACGGTAAATCCCACGAACGGCGTCCACCAGCCAAGGCATCCATCAGGCTGTTAATGTTCCCCTTTGGCGCAATACCAACCATGCTGCGGAGTGTGTCGGCAATAGCCTTGAAGAAACGTTCGATACCAGTTCTGGGCTGGCGGGTCTCGGTGAACCACCGGCTGGCGCTGTCAGCGAACCACTCCTCGAAGTCGAGCATGTAGTCCCGCACCTTGTCCGTAAGCTGATCGAGGCGAGCATTACCATCAGCTCCAGCCAGCGTCAGCAGCACTGACTTGGGCTGCTTCTTGGAGCGCAGCAGCTCCTCAATAGTGGTGTTGTCCTTGCCGTACTTCTTGCGCCAAGACAGGTACTCCTGCATGACCTTGCGAGCCATGGAGTCGTTCAGTGTGTGAACGTAACCACCGTACACGGCGTGACCGATCTCGTGAGCCAGCACTTCACGGGTAAGCTGCTCTGACAGGCCGGGGCGGACATACACACCGATGCGTCCGTTCTCGACCGGGGTGGCGAATCCGTGCAATGTGCCGGTAGCAAGATTCTGCAGCCAGTCCAGCTTCATTTCCTTGGTCAGGTACTTCGATGCCTGCCCTGACGACATGAGGTAGACACTTTGGGGAGCACGGATCTTCTTGAAATACTCCTTGGCGATATTCTCGGCGTACTCGTTCTTGTTCTCCAGAAGCTGCTTGGTGTTCTCATAGGTCTGACGAATACTGGTACTGGCTTTGGGCCCCGGCTTCTCAACGAATGCCTTGGCTGCAGCTTCGCTGAGCTTCTTGTGCTCAGCCTTCATTTTCTTCAGGCGCTTGAGCTTGTCAGCACGCACGGCAGCTTCTTTCGTGACAGCTATGTCAGCCGTCAGATCTGATATGGCATCCCTGCGCTTCTGATATTGTTCGACAGTGCTGAGCTTAGGCTTTGTTACGGGTCTTACTTTGGGCTGTGGCGCACCTTTCTTCAGCCCTTTCTTCTCCCTAGTTGTAGTAACTGTAGGCTCACGGGTAGCGGGAGCAGCTGGCTGCTTCTGCACCTTGGTTACTGCCTCGATAGGAATTGCTACTAGCCCGGATGCCTTTTGTTTTGTCTTCGGAGTTTTTGGCGGCATCAAGCTGGAGTTACTAGCGGCCAGCATCTCATCGAGTTTATTAACTGGAATACCAGAAGAACGAGCCAAGTTAGCCTTGTCCTTTTCAAACTGCGCCCGCTGCTTAGGAGTAATCTTGAACTTGCTGGTGCTCCACAACACCTTGCCCTTGCCTTTAGGTCTGACGACTACGCTTCCACCATCCCCACGTAGCTCGAAGGTATCGGCTTCTTCTATAGACTTGGCGTCACGGAGATTGAGCACAGCGAATTTCGGTACCCCTTTCTCCGTAAAATTTATGTATGGGTAATAGAAACTACGTCGCTCAAGCAAAGTCTCCAGTCGTGCCCACTCCTCACGAGCTACCTTTGCGATATTTTTCGCTGTAGTAACGTCAGCAGTAGCCCGTGCGATGACTTCTGGTTCTGCCCCGGCTTTCTGTAGGGTATCGAGTGTTTTAACCAACCCATCCCGTCGCTTGTCTGCTTCGATGGATATTTCCCTAGCAGCGTAACGATCTTTACTTAATTGCTTCTTGGGGTTTGGGGCGACATTCGGGCGATCCAGTTCCATGCGCTTTTTACGCAGTTCGCTTTCTTCCTGCATAAGCTCAGGTTCTACATTTTGCTTAGCTTGATCTGCTTCGAATTCTGCAAAATCGAATGGAGCCACGCCCCTTCTGAAGCGGTCAGTTATCTTGGCTCCCTGTAAAACCTGCAGGAAAGTCTTGGCTGTATTGTTCTTTTTATCACCAGCCACAACAGTGTCAGCACCAATAATTTTTACTAACTCATTCAGCGCAAGCTGCGACTCCTGTCTCTCAGCTGTACCCTTTTCAGCTGCTGCTTTCAGTGCACCGGGGGCAAGGATCGCCTGTATATTTGATGCTTTAGGTAGCTGAATGATGCCCTGCTCTGCTGCCATCTCCAGTCCGAGCATCACGTCATTGAACAGACGCATTGCTGAAGTGCGCTCCCCCGTAGCTTCCCGTGGGCGTCCTGTGACTGCTTGTGGGGTGGTTAGCTCCTCACGCTGACGTTCCTTGCGGGCGAAGCTAGTCAGATTCCTCATGTTGAGGACGTTGTTGCCAATTCGCACTTGCCCCGGATACTGCTTGGCGTTGTAATTGTCAGTAACTTGAAAAAAGATATGCTTGGGATTCTGCCCCTGCCTGCCGATGTTCGCACCAGCCAGAGACTCCCCAGCGTTTTCATCCCGGTTGTTCTGCAGTAACTTATTAAACTGCGTACGTACCTCGGGGGCCAGATCCTGTGTTTCAAGGATGTCCCGTACTTCAGTGAGCGCAGGTGACTTGATGCTTTCATAGTTCGCAAGAAAAGAACCGGGATTAGCTGGGTCGTAAATCCAAGAAACCCCAGTACGCTTAGCGATACGCTCTTTACTGCGGAGAGACTCCAGCTGGTCTTCAATTCGTTTTAATCTGGCGTTTGCTGTTTGCTTCTTTACTGGATCAAGTATCTGGTGCGGTCTTATCTTTCCTTGTTCCTTCAGTAAATCAATTATTTTAAGATTGGTATTTGCTCCGGACTCCTCCGCAAAAAGTTCTTCGCCGCGTTGGTTAATGAGACTCTGCTGTAGTTCCACGTCATCCGGGAACTGGGCTAGGGCTTCGCGCTCTGTACGCTGTAGCAACGTCTCTCGTTCGAACGGGCCACGAAACTCAGGGGCGGTCTCGTCGATACCACCTAAATCAGCTTCAGCAAGCTGCTTCTCAGCATTGTCGAGGCGCTGCAGCAAGGTCCGCATGGGAACCTGCTCACCGGCCTTCTCCGGTACTAAGATTCTATTCAGCATATCCGGAAGCTCAGTTTCGAGTCCCTCCAGATCACCGGTCTTAGCTACAGTGAAAACCTCGTTGATCTTGCGATCCTGTAAACCCTCGCGCAGAGCACCTACACTAGCGAGCATATCCGGTACAGATGGCTGATTTGCCCGTTCGACATCGTAAGCAGCCTGCTGCTGGTCGATGAAAGGCTGGTTCAGGACGCCAAGCTGGTCTTCCAGATTCCCGGCGTACTCGTCTGCGGGCATACCCAGTAGCTCACGAGCTGAGCCACTAAGTCTTTTTGTCGTGGTTACTGGGACATCCAGCTGCAGTTCTCTTGGCTCAAATCCAAGGTCGTCAAGAGCTTTCAGCTCCTGATCGGTAGCAGACAGTTCAGTTCCGGGGAGTTCGTCTGGTGCAAAATTACCCAGATCGGAGATTAAACCCTGACTGGCAGCGATAGCCGGTTCTGGAAGCCCCTGCACCTGTTCCCGCTGGAGTCCGCCCCGGATGCCGCCACCCACGCCACCGGCAAAGCCGCCGCCCAGCGCACCCAGAGAACCGGCCTCGATCAGTTCCCGGATCAGGTTGGGGTTGTCATAACCGGGAATCAGAGAACTGCGGAACGCCTCGCTGACGCCTTCTTGACCAGCCTCAGTGATCGCTTCCCGTGGAGCCTGATCCAGCACGCCTCGGGCCACGCCGCGCAGGACGCCACGTTTTGGAACGGCTGTACCCAGCACATTAAGAAGGTGGGCCTGTGGAGCCACGTCCAGCAGGCCGATAATGCCACCTTCCAGAGCCGCCATACCGGGATTCTCAACACCCTCTGCTTGCATCTCCTTGTAAGCTGAGCCTGTCTGGGGGACGGCAGACCCACTGAAAGCACCTATAGCTGCGCCCGCACGAGCTGCCTTCATAGCACCACCAACAAGCGCACCAGCACCACCAGTACCAGCCATGGTCAGCGCACTGGGAGCAAGCTGACCTAGCCCATGAGCAGCCCAGTCTAGGAAAGTATGGACAGAGTCAATATCGAATACGGACTCAACATTAGCGGGCGGAACGGCAGAGGCTTCCTCGATATTGCGTTGGTAGCCCTCAGCACCGAATTCCTGCAGGTAATCAGAGTCGATGGCCTTTCCGGCAGCTTCAACAGCTCCATAGGCATCAGCCTGCAGAGTATTGATCCCGCGCTCCAAGCCCTTCTCGAATTCAGAACGAGGTTTGGGCATAGGACGTTCTGGCCTACCACCGGGGAGCACATCGGGCTCATTGGTAGAAGGCGGGACATAGTCCGGATCGTAAACATTATCACTACGGAGTCCAGCCATGCCGTTATCTCAATCCACGCTGAAACCTATCAGGATTTTGCGACATAAAATCAGTTATGACCAACTGCGCGGCTTCTGGGAAATCACCAAGGGGTATTTCAAATTCCCGCCACTCCCCTGCTTCATTCTGACCTTTGAACAAGAGGTTGTTATCCCTGATATCAAAAAGGGTGCCATCACGGAGCATCGAATTAAGAATTGATTCTCCGGGCTGAGTCAGCGTTGCTACAGTAACTCTCGGTGAAAAAGGATTCCATTTAGCAAAGAATCCCTGCCCTGCCCGAGCAATCGTGGTAAGCACCTCGTATTCACCCATGACTGTACCAAGCTGCTGGTCGTTGAGGTCTGCCCAATTTGCATTGGATAACCTGTTAGCAGCCCAGAGCTTAAAGTTACGCGACAACTCTGCTTGCTCTCTTTCATCATCTGAATTAGCTGCAGCAAAATCATCGCCAATACCAGTAATAACTTCTCTGTCCGCTGCATTAACTTCCTGCCTAAACTTGTACTGGTCACGCAGTTCCTGTGATTGAGCACGTAGTTCCTTATTAGCAGCATAGGGATCACTGGGCTTAGCATTACGCAACCCAAGTGCACCGAGTTTACTAGCTTGGCTTCTTGTGAGCGAACCATTACGAACATCATCTAAGTATTGTTCTGGTACGCCCTTGTTAGTAGCGGCCAGATCACGGATGCCTCGGATACCAGCACGTACACGTTCCAGATCTTCTTCCGCTGTATCACGACGAGCTTGTGAAACTTGTTCATAAGCACCCGCCAAACGAGACTCTTCGACCCGACGGTCAAAACCTGCAGGCCCACCAACTGCATTAGTAGCATCGATAACCCCAGCACCAGAGCCACGCAACCCCTGCACCTGAAACTCACCGGGGAATCGGCCCGGACGTAGGAACTGCTGTTGCGTTACTGCACCGGGGATACCACCGAGCCCCCCTTTAGCAGGCGCAACACGTAATCCAGACTGGGTAGTTGTAGCAAGGTCTCTTGGCCCAACGAACTCCTGTGAAGCAGGTTCTTTACCTTCTTCTATCGGTTGTACACCAACAAATTCACCAACTCTCTGTCCTTCTGGAGTTGCGTCGTATCCTTGTGGTGTAGGAGTAACAGCAGAGAGAGGACGAGGTGCTTCGGGGCCCGCTGGAGTGCGATAAGGCATCTCCGCAGCTCCGGGGATCTCTTGGTTCAGATTCCATCCGTACAGGGATTCGCGTGCATATCTAAAATCAGTAACATCGATACCAAGCGCATCTGCGGCGTCAGCCGTCCAGTTAGCGCCTTTCTTTATAGAAGCTGGGATAAGTGACAAAGCCCCGGTAACGATGCCACCAAGTATGTCTCCCATGACATCACCAACATCTTTCTCTCCAGCCATGACCTCATCTACTGTCTCCCCACCAGCAGCTATGATCCCCTCTACACCCGCAAAGGCAGTATCCAACGCGCCGACAAACCCAAGTTCGCGCCAGTTATAAATAAAGTCTTCGGCTAAGTTGATCGTACCTACTCCAGTTGTTAATTTAGTCAGAGTTTTCAACCCAGCAGCTGCCTTGGATTTAGCGGAAGCAGGCATATCCGCAGGCAGGTCATCAACCATGGCATCTACTGACTGCGCTGCAGACGGTTGCCCACCACCACCCAGACCGGGAATTTTGGAAGTAATTTTTTTGCGGACGGTGTTGCCCTTTTCAGCGACCTTCTTCCAAATCGGTTTGGCTTTCTTATCGACTGCATCTACTGTTTCTTTCGCTTTCTGCTTGATGGCTTCCCCACTACGATCAATAGCAGCTCCCGGATCTTTCCTCAAATTTGCAGTTTCTTCCTGAACTGCCCTCGTAACAGACTCCGTCCTACGGGCGCGGGCATTGATTTCTGTTTGCAGATCCCCAGCAGCTTTTACATCAGCCTTGGCAGCATCAACACGAGCCTGAGCAGCAGCAATATGTTCCGGATTAGGGTTCGCTGCACCCTTTAATTGATTCAGCTCCTTGGCAGCTCTGCGCTGCTGTTCAATAGCGGAATTCTGCATATCAATAGCAGTCCGCATTTCTTGTTTATTAGTGCGAGTCATAACCCGCTCTTCCGGATCAACAAATTGCGGCTCCGATCCGGGGGTAGCAGTACCGGGGACATCCCCAGCTTGTGTAACCTTACGCTGTTGCTGACGCAGCTCGCGGTTTCGGCGTTCTACTTCCGCGCCTTCCATGTCACCCATTTCAACAGCAGTAGCTTCCCGCCTATACGACGCTTTGTCTTCCCTGCGATTAGTAATTGTGTTCTTGACCTTCTTTGCACCAGCAGCAATCTGATCCTTACCAGCAATGGCACCGGCTACACCGAGACCAACACCAGCTTGAAGTGGAGTTATACCTTCACCATCAGAAGTGAGATAACCAACACCACCGACAATAGCTCCGGCTGCACCCAGTCGTCCAAGATTCCTGTTACGGATAACTTTTCTGGCACCCTTAGACACGTCGTCCGTACCCTGAAGCGGTTTAGAGACATCACGACCAATTACCTGACCTTCTCGTAACCCACGACCTGCTGTATTGTTCCTGCGTACATCCTGATCGCGGAGGGTACTCGCAACCTTCTCTGTATCCGCACGAGAAGCGTAGTTCGTTTCCATGCGCACAGCATCTAACCCACCGGGGGGAATATGCAGATTGGGCGGAGCAGAGAACCGTCCAGTACCAGCCATGCGGTAGCGTTTTGGCTTTGGCGGAGTCTCACCAGAATTAGGCTGTGCGCGTTTTAATGGGCGTTTTGAGTTGATATCAGCTTGCTTTTGACGGATCTTAGCATCCTGCTCTTTAGCACGCTGATGTGCTTCACGTTTATCTGCTCCAGACTCGCGTTCCCGTTGGGCCTGTTTAATTTGCTCAGGAGTTAGATCCTCGAACTGTAATGGATCATTCGGATCTTCAACCCTAGATCTAATAGTCGCCATGTTTAAATCCCCAACTTCTTATCAAGCATTTCATCAAATGTAAGTGGTCTGTCTTCTTCATAACCAAGTGTGTCACTGAGTAATTCCGATGCTGCTGCCCCCTGCAAACGACGCTGTAACCCGGAAAGCCCTCGTTCATTAGCGGCATCCCCAAGTCCTCTTATAGCTACAGCGCGAGGATCATCATCTGCGACCCCAGCAGATCGTAGCTTGAAAGAGCGTTCTAACGAACCCAATTGTGACCGGCGCTGCGCCCCCGTAAGACCGCGCTTGGTTGCCAGTGCCTTGGCTTCGCGGGCAAAGTCCTCAGCGAACTTGGCATTCTTCTGACTCAATGGAACTGTTCGATTGGTACTACGCAATCCACGGGATACCGGTGTCTGAGCAGGGATATTAGCCTGCACAGCCGCCAGTTTCTCCGCCCGAGATGGGATAGGAGCTTCAGACCCAAGCCTTGAGAAATTACGCTTGGTTTCTGACCCAGCGATAGGTTTTGGAGCTGAGCGAAAACCCCCACTGAAGAATTTATCTGGCATCTTAAATCTCCGTTGTTGTCGTAGTGCTGCAGCTTGAAGAGTTCTGAACAGCTTCGCTTACTGAAGCACTCAGGTTCACAGCTGTCATGGCAGCGGCTGCGAGCTGGGCCTGTACAGTCATGATGGTCTTGCTCTTTTCGATATCCAGAGTCAGCAGGCGCAGCATCTGTTCAATATTAAGCTGGGCTTCCTTCAACTCCACATCGGTTGAAATCTTGCCTTCTTCCAGAGCTAATTCGAACTGTCTGGAATCAGCGATAATCCGCGCCTGTTCTGCACTCAGCTCAGCTGAATAGATCTGAGCCTGTCCGTTGTAAATATCTACCCCGGCAGCAATGCGCTTGGCTTCAGCGTCCACCTCAACCCCGTACTGCTGCACGCGAGCCTTGTGCTGATCGATAAGTAGTGTGCTGTTCTGGATCTCAAGCTGAGACTGCTGGATCAACGAGTCATTGCCTGACTTGTAAGCTTCTACGAGACTAGCGAATGCATCCACCTCAGTCTTGTAGATATTGACCTTACTCTCCTCGGCGCGGACACGTTCAGCGAACAGTTTTACCTCAGTCTCCTTGGCCCCGACTTCAGCAGTGAATGCCTGCACCTGAGCTACGAAGGCATCGATCTCATTCTTATTGACCTCGACCAATGCATTTACACCATCAAGCTGACCCTTGTAGATCTCGATCTGGGTCAGCAGTGCCTGCACCCGTGAGGTGTACAGGGTGATGTATTGCTGGTTGATGTCACCAACCAATTTCTGGCCTTCGAGCTGAGCCTTGTAAATCTCGATCTCAGCCATCTCTGCTTCAATGAGCAGGCGATACACCTGAACATCAGCCAAATAGGTTTGCAGCTGAATGTTCTGGTAAGCGATCTGGGCGTTGAATATGTTAATGGAGGCGTCGATGGCATATTTCGCAGCTTCCAGCAGGATCTGCATCTTCTGGTTGTGCAGCCCGATGTACATGTTCTCGATAGCAACGCCCTGAGCAACAGCGAAGCGGATATTCTCCACTTCCATCTGTGCCTGCTGAATCGCAATTTCGCGGGACAGTGTATTGGAGGCGTCCTGTACTTCCTGTCTGGCTGCTGTGATCTTCTTGTCCAGCACGCCACCCGGCAAACTGAAGCCACGCGAGGCCCAGTCGTCGGTCAGTTCCTGTACGAGTTTGGAGCCGGTGATGTCTTCGCGGGTGCGGGCCTTCTCCCAAAGAGCATCCCAAATCGCATCTGGCAGGCCAGTGCCACCAGCCATCATCTCGTTGACCTTGGCGATCAGAGTCGGCATCTGCTCGTTGTAATCCTCGTAGGTATACGAGAACGTATTGTCCGGAGCATCCAGATCCAGAGTGGGGGCCACACCATCGAAAGTAGGCAGCGTAGTCGTGGGGACTGCTGGGAGCGTTATGGACTCCAGAGTCGGCTCATCCGGGAGCGTGATCACCGGGGCATCTGGAATTACGATGTCAACGGAATCTGGTGGCCCCTCGGGCGCTACAGCTGTCAGGCCACCGGGGGCCGGGATAGCGGCTACATCTGGAGGAGTTGCATCCAGCGTCGGGGCAGTTCCGAAGTCCGGGGCAACCACACTTGGAACGATGACACCCCCCGGTTTATTCGGGGAGGAGAATGTCAGGTCGGGTTCATCAGGAGCATCTGGCTTGGCAAACGGAGTTCCGAGACCTTCCGGGATACTTGGAAAATCAATATCTGTGCGGATCGGGGTCAGGGAGATTTCAGACAGGTCGTCAAAAAACCCGGAAGTGGCATTTACTGCCTCGTCTGCGTACTTCTGCCAAGTAATCCAGCCATCATTGACGATGTCACCAGCTATGTGGTCAATTAAAGCGCATTCGTTATCGATGGACATCCACTTACACCCTCCTGTTCAATATCATCGGAAGCAGCTGCAGACTACTGATGTCAAAGTCCGCTCCAGACTTGTTTACGAGTTCAAACTGCCAATAAGTAGCCTTGATCCCTCTACCAAGTTGTATTCTCGCTGCCGTGGGTGCATCCGCAGTCCTCGGGGTCAATTCGTACCAACGCTCTGTTTTTACGCCCCCTGATGTGCTGAGCGTCTTCATGATTAACGCACCCGTACTAGTATATCCCAAATATGCCCTTGGAACTCTCTTAAAGATGTTCGTTCCGAAGTTCGTCATGCCAGATCTGATAACTGCGTCAATGTTTGCGCCGTCATCAGTATCACCTGCGAGGGAATATATGGCTGAATCCGTAGCACCCAGATATGTCTGCCCCAGCTTCCCGAAGGAGTTGAAGGGGTAGTTGTCGTATTCAGAAATACCCAGTGACTCCGTATTCAGAACCATGGCTGTGTACACGCCGTCTGGGAGAACCAGTGATCCGCCGAAGACCACACCATCCTGCAGAGCCTCGATAATCGCCCAGTTCACGTCGATGCTGTCGGAAATCTCAGTGGTATCAGACAGAATCACGTTCAACCGGGGGGTGAGTACTGAGGCATCTGCAAACAGGGTAGAATCCAACTGAGAGACTATAGCGTTGTAAACTGCCCCTACGGTCTCCGCTACCTGCACAGCATCCGTAGCTTCTGCGCCCTTGCCAGAAGTCGCTATATCGACAAGAACGATAGTTTCAGCAGCGATTATGGCTGCTTTCAACTCGTTTGTTACTAACCCAGATACAACTAATGTGTCTGTTAGGATTGCCCCGCGTACTTGTTTTTCAATAGTCGCATCAGCAAAAATCGACCCTTCAGTAACTGCTAGGTTAAAGGCAAGTTTTACAAGCCCGCTGACCCGCATGCTATCGATCTGGGTTTCATATGCTTTGATCTCACTTAACAGGTCGCCGTTTGTGAGTAGATATTCAAATATATGCTTACCAACGACTGAAGCAACGGTATCCGCTCCAATAACTCCTTCAGTAACGGTACCACTGGTATATCGCTTGCTAAAAACCTCATCTAGGAAATTAATCGCTTCGGCAATGATTTCCTGTTGTCCGGGCACATCGGACATCACCAGCTCATCAACAAAAGAAGCTCCAAGCTGAATAAGCAATGCTTCTGATCCGATAAACTCATCCCCAAGTATCTGGTCAGAAACCAGCGGTACCAAGTCCTCAGTCAGGAGAGACTCAGAATAGGCTTTCTGTATTTCAGCTTCTGAAAGAGCGTAGTTAAAAACGGTAAGTCCATCCAGCCATCCGTCAAAATATGCAGACCCATCATACCCACCGTACACAGCTGTAATTGTATCAACTGGCACGTTTGTACTGGCGTCGGTTCCATCTAATAACCCGTCGATGTAAACCTTCATACCAGTAGAAGCGTGCAAAGTCGCACAAATAAAATAAACCTTTCCGGGCAGGACTGTTCCTGTACTGGTAGCAACGTGGTTGGTTAAGTTCTCATACACCCGAAACTCAACTGTATTATCTGCCAATATTTTCAAACTAAGCACATTGGTAGCACTAGCTCGTTCTGTGTATATGGGGATCACAGCACCAGATGTAGTGATATCTACCAAACACATTATGGAAAAGGCAGAACCACTTAAAACAGCAGATGACCCGAGTGAAATGTACTGGTTAGACCCACGATAGAATCTGATGGAATATGTATCAGGGCGAGATCGCACAAGACTGGGTTGTTCGAATGTAGGTGAACCTACAGCTGTACCGTTGAGTGTACCGACTGAATCAACAATCGTTGTTGGGCCAGCATCATTCAAAGACCATACATGCTGAGCATCAAGCATGAGGCCAATAAGACTAAAACCAAACCAACCAAGTCTTGCCCAGTGCAGACGTTTTAGTTCCTCAGCTCCAAGCTCGTAGTTATAAAGTAATACCTCGTCGATAGTACCAACGAAATTTTGTGACCCAGAATCCAAACTACCAATACATAGACTAGCCGTATTAAGGATAGAATTCGTACCAAGCAAATCACTGGAACTGGAATTAGTTTGGGCTACGTTGTCAACGTAGATAGTCATGCCCGCTGTTACATTAGAACCATCGTAAGTAACGCATACTTCATGGATATTTCCATCATTTATGGCAGAACCAGTAGAAGTGATAGAGATACCAGTACCAGCTCCAGCAGAATAGATTTGGAACGTGATGATGCCATTGGCCATCTCAACATTGATACCTTGGTTGGAACCAGCTGTATCCATCTTACTGACAAGCGTGTATGTGCCAGCACCAGATGTCTGGATGAGCAGGTATATACTAAACGCATGGTAATAATCGACAGTCCATACGCTAGTAAGATCTGCGTAATTAGAACCAGTAAAGGTGACGCACTTGTTATTATCGTTTACAAGCAGCCCCTCTACGTTCAGGGTTGGTGATCCCACATACGAACCGTTGTACCGACCCATGAAGTCGCCACAGACAGTGCCGCCATCTTCTCCCAACCTGAAATATGCGGCAGGAGCTAAATACAGCGCATGAAAACTAAATCCACCTTTTGATTCTACTCTACCGTGTGTGTGGTGCCGTCTAAATAACTGTCGCTGTTCATCTGGAGTAAACCCAGTATGGTGTAAAACGGCTAATTCATCCATTACACCATTTAAATATTTATTACCCCCAGCACCGTTACGATAAGAAGCTCCAAAATATAAGTTATCTACAAGAGACCACGCCAAAGCCCACGTTACGTTTTGGGCAGGTACCTTTAAACCATCGATATATGCTTCTATATTACTGTTTTGATATGACCCACCAATGTCATAAATAACTACGTGGTGTACTTTTCCATCATTTAATTGGCTTAGCTCTGGGTTGCCAGTACCAAGGCGCAAATTTACAGTGTGGTCATGGTTTCCAACAGAAAGCTCACCAGTAGCACTTTCATTGATGTGTACCGTTAAATACGAAGTGTTACCATGATCCATTGCAGACCACAGCCCGCTCGCAGAAGTAGTCGTAGTAACGAACCAAAACTCAAACGCAATTCTGCCATTAGAACCAAACTGTAAAAAACGGAAAGAGTTGCGACCAAGATGATCTACACCGTCAAACGCCCATGACTGCCCCGCAGGATCTAACACTAATGAACTTGCATTATTACCATTAGCAGTACCAAACAACGAACCGGGACACAAACCTTGGTTGTAAGGAATTGCTTTATTCGGTTCTACATCTGTCAGGGGTGGTGTAGAGGCAATACTTTCATTAAGCCTGAGATAGTCGTGTGGGTTACTAAGTAAAACGTCCATAGCATAGCCAGTATTACTTTCACTGGCATAATACATTTCCTTCACTTCCTCTACAGATAGCTCATAATCAAACACCGTTATTTCAGTCAATTCACCATCAAAATATGTTCCAGCTGCATTTATAGCACCAATGCAGGGGGTACCAGTGTTTGATACTGTACCCACAGTACCAGTAGCAACATTTGTCACGCCTCTAGGAAAACCATCGACGTATATTTTCATCCCAGCAACGGTGCCAGTACCGCTATACGTTACAACTGCGTGGTACCACGCATCATCGTTCCTTGCTGTCGTAGTTTCATAGACTTCAATAGCGTTGCCTACAACGGTACCGCCAACAATACGAAATGCCAGTTTGCCATCACTCCGCATATATACTTCCCATCCTCGGGAATATGCTGAGCCTTCTTTCTTACTGATGATACAACCATCAGCAACCATGGCGGTTTTGAAGCAGAACGAAAAACTAAACGTGTCTGATGCCCCAAAATCAAAAATTCCAGCGTCTGGGAGTGTTACATGCTGATCCACACCATCGAATGTTACCGCGTCACTACCATCTACATGCCCAGTAACTTCACGAGTGGGGTCATTTACATAAGTTCCGTGGTTACGAAAAGTTTCATCAAAACACAGATCTACGATATCAAAAACTTTAACTTCTGAATTAGTCCATGTGAGAGAGTCAAAAGTAGCAACTGGTGTGTACACAATGCCATCTTCTGAGTGTTCTACAACGAAAGAACCGGGAGAATTAGATACGCCTGCAGTGGAACTAGCGGTAATAGCAATTTCTGCTACAACAACACCCGGAATAAATTCATACCCAATACTTTCATTTTCGAAGTAACTGGCGTCTGAAGTCCAGTTCGTCGCTGTTTGCCCATCAAAAGCGTTATCGACAGAACCAGCTCCGGACGTAGCAAAGGCAGTACCACCAGTACACTGATCTGCGCCGCTGACAGTGGCACGCATTTCAATGTTAGCGATCTTAATATCGTTGCCACCACCACTTAAACTGGTAACACGTATGCGCCAATATGGATACGAATTCGAACTAGGCTGAGATACATCAGATAGTCGCCAATACCCAAGCGGGTACTTCTGCATAGATACAAATCTAGAATTTAATGGCATTGGACTCTACCTGTAGTAAGGCGCACCCAGAAATCCAACTGGGTATTTAAGAAATTCATTGGTGAACTCTCCATCGAGATTATCATTCATAACTGTGATACCCACATCAGGGAGCGAAAACGCCCAGTGATCTGTAAAAGTATCGAACGCAGACACGACTCCCTGAATTCCAAAGTTCTCACTACTCTGGCGGAACGGATTAGAATCATTCATTTCTGCGTCTGAAAACATGACCAGAGTACCATGCGGAGTAATGAGTCCACCAACCTGAGAGTAATTAGTCTCCTCATACGGATCTTCATTAGCCGGTATAGTTGGAACGAAGTCTCCAAGATTCCCCGCATCAATCCAGCATGGTGATGGCGTAGTATTTGGTGGATCACCCTGATTACCACAGTCTACAGGCGGACTCTTCTCAAAGCTGGTAGCACTCGGGATCTCAGTCCCCCAGTACAGTACATTGGCAGAAATACCAGTTACCGTTGCGTCAATGCCAGATCCTTCTGGACAACTACTAATACCGGGATCACACGGACCGATCACACCATCGCCATAAGCTCTGGTCGTGGTTCCACGATACACATAATTGCGGTACCAGTTGAGCGTACCTTCCGTTATGGAATTTATATAATTTTTAAAATGATAAAACGCACACCGTTCAAAACTGGGGATGACCAGAACCGAATCAGTATCCGCTGACATGGTACCTGCGTAAACAGCAACGAACTGGTTATCAATCGGGGTCATATAAGGGCGTCCCCCACCCGGAGTACTACGCTGCAACCAGAATCCCGTAGCCATGAACCCACTGATCGGTGTCGGAGATTGCTGACGAAATATACTACCGACGTATGAGTATTTCTCCTCGGTTGGGGTTGTAATATCAGATGAAAACCCGTGAAACCCGCCCATCGACCCAGTGCCAGTACGCCCTGTTGTGCACAAGGAATAATCGAAAGAAGTGGGGTAGCCATTAGTCGTAATATACGAATACCGTCTACAGGCAATGGCATCAGCCCAAGTAGTCCAAGCCCCACCCTCATCAGTCGTCACTTCCCAAGCCGTGTAGTTATAGTTCACTACACGCTCATTCCCATCGAGCGTGAAAATTGCATACATGGGAGCTGTGTAATTATCTGAAGGCTGCGTACCAATAAAGCCATCATCTGCCCGGAAGAAGTAATGACTCTCCAAGTTACCAAACTCATCTGGTGCTTTGATGTGGTCATTATCCCCATCAAACAGAAACGGTTTTTCACCTTCTGTACCGATGTTAACCACGTACTCCTGAAAGAACAGGCGAAACAACTGGGACTTAAAATTACGCCCCTCTGGGTAATTCGTCGTTATGCCGACGAAGATAGCCTTGTTACCGTCTGGATGGAATGACCAACCATAGTCACCTAATGCTGCGAAACTACCAATACTTGATTGGTACGTCGAAGCATCCATGAGCGTAAACGTGACTTCGTAAATAGATGGCTGGGGTTCCAGTGCATCATACTCAGCCTTGGTGTACTCAGCGCGAGCTTCACTGAACGATGTCTGGTAGGAGAAAAACCCAGCCTCTTCAACTTCCGGGGGCATACTACCGGGTTTTAAGTCATTTGCTCTTTCAAAAACACTAACCTCGTAGTCACCCATAACCTGCATACGAATGCCAGTAGAAGCAGACACATCGTATAACCAGATACGTATTTTATCGTTAGCTAGTGTTTCCAGCCGAATACCATTGCGCTTATGATCGAACTGGGGGTACAACCCCATGCCCAGCTGCAGCTGCACCAGCTCACGCAATTTGCCTGAAAACTTACCTGCGGAGAAACCGAGAATCCAGCGTTCCGGGACACCTTCTCCCTTGGTGAACCACGGAGCTTCTGTTAGGCCAGTCTCAGTGTCGGGATCATAAGCCTCGTAGTTGTTGTATAACCACCGTAGGGGTGGCATTGCAGGATCGACTTTAGCACCGTCAATAGAAGAACCCAGCCCCTTGTCGAGGTTTTGGTCTGGGTTATACACCTCGTAAATAGAAGGCCAGTAACGTAAGTACCAATCAGTCTGGGCTGCGCTGTAACGCGGCTCGAACAAACCGCTGTACAGTTTGTTGGTCTTGGGTAATTCTTCCTCCCCCTCCAGAGGGACGAAGATTTCTATGATGTCGTAACCGGGGAGAGCCGTAACCTTAATGGTCTTTTCGCGGTCCCGATATTGGTATGAGGGATTTTTGTACTGCCCCAGCTTCTCGTTTCGCTCAATCGTCTGGGCGAGCAACTTACGAGCGAATTTCAGGTAATGAACGCCCTTGTCCCTATCACCCCTGTAAATAATCTGAGATGGTTTGAATTCATTCATCGAAGAAATCGACAAAGCCAGAGTCGATCATCGCAGCTACTTCAAGATCAGAAGCGTTGCTGATCGCTTTTAAGCCTTCCTCGACTTTACGCATGACAAAGTTATATGCCATAACGGAGTCCTCGATCAGGCGTGGCAATCCCTCGTACGGAATTGTAACGGAAATGTAAACGCCTTCTATCGTCCGGGCTGTACTGACACAGTTCTGCTGCAATGCGTGGCAATTAAGCCGATGGATCTGGTCGAGGTGAGAATTGGAAAAGAACATGACCTCACCCATCACAGCGGATGAAAAGTCACGTTCAGCAAACATCTTGGCAAACGCACGGAGCTGGCCCATAGCGTATTGCCGTTTACCAGCTATATGCCCACCATGATGGACTTTGATAACGACACTACGTTCTGGCAGGAACATGTAACCGTACGGTGTAGGCACCGTAGTAGCCATGTCTACTGGGAACCAGTTATAACGTCGAACGTCCTTGGGCTGGAGGTTATGAAAGCCAACGACGTTGCCCCAGCTATGGGGCAACGTCCTCGGACCATCAAGAATATCACCGGTTTTCGGGTCTACCCGGCAATACAGCCTGTCGTCATTAGCCACACTATTACGTGGAGCTGCTGGCGTTGATCGTATAAGTAACCAGCAAGTCATCACCTGCACTCAAAGCACGAGCTGTGGTGAACAACGACGCTGCCAGCAAGCGACCAGCAGCGTTGCTAGTCTCGCCAAGCGTTGACACAGACAGGACAGCTGCACCATAGACAGTTGCAGATTGACCAGTGTCAATCGTGAACGTAGCTTTTGAGTTGGAGTTACTGATGCTCTGGGTAGTACTCGGGCCATTCACTGTATAGGCAGGACGGGATGAACCAGTGATCTGAGCAGCAGTGATCTCAGTAGCGTTGGTGGGGTAGTTCTCATAGTCCCACGAAGCCGCTGGAGCTTGGTTAGCTGTATATACAGACACGAACCATGGGTAGACCGGAGTTTCCGAGTTCTGGCCAAAGATCGCGTCAAGGAATACTTTGTTCAGCGCCTCATCCACAATCTTGTTGTGGCTGGGTTCCGGTGGGGCAATACACTCACCGTTGCGCCATACTTCAGATTCGAAGACACCACCGATGGAGACTCTCTGTCTCGGCAGGTATAGTCCACCTTGGTCGTCCTGCTCGTACTGCCCATTACCAATGGCACGGGCGAATTCTCTTTCATGTTTAGGGTTCACTTGAACACCTCCTCAGTTGATTAAAACACCATTCCTACGAACTTCTGCAGTTGCATAATCCGTAACACCAAAGCCGTTATCATCCCCCTTGTCTGTCAGGGATGTAACCAGCTGCCTGATGCCGTCCTCTTCTCTGAGAAGCGAAGCACCCTTACCATATTCGGCTATTGCCACTCGATCTTCAGTAAGCGGGTGGATATTCCCCCTCGGATAGCCAACTACTGCACCGTGCGTGGAGTACCAAAAGGCCACGTCTTCCTTGGCAGAATCGGATATCAGGTCGTTTTCAGCGACGAATTTACTGTGGGGTACTGCCATGCCTGTTCCGCGCACCCCCGGATATGGGTATACCACTTCCTGCTTCATTTCCATTGGGTCAGTGCCAGCCAAGAAGTACGTCTTGTCAGCAATGACGTAAATACCATCCTCTATGGGCTGAACGATATCGATGGTTTTCGGGAACCGAAAATAGGTAAACCGTGGGTCAAATAGACCATAACGCAGAGCCGGGGAGAAAATCAGCAGATCATCGA